ACAGCAACCCAACCTGATCGCTGCCGCCATAGTTGCCGATCACCGCGCCCGTGACATGCAGATCGCCGGTGATCAGCATCGGCCGCCCGCCGCAGTTCACGGCCGGGCCGGCCGAGGTCAGCCACACATACGCGCCCCGGCTGTCGTACAGCGCCGAATCGCCTAGGCCGAGACCGCGCAGCCGATAGGTCTGATGCCCGCTGGCGATCGCCACCGCCTTCGAGCGGTCGCCGTCGAGGAACGCCACATGAAGGTCCGCCGCGACCGGCGGCGAGCCAGTGACGCCATAGGCATACAGCAGCGGTATGCCGTCGCGAGTCGACAGTGCGTCGAGTTGCGCCTGCACCGTCTGCACCGATCCGGTATCGTTGACCGCCAGCGTGGTCCTTGCCAGCGCGAACGGCGAGCCGCGCCGGCGCATCAGCGCGTCGATCTGCCGCTCCAGCATGGCGACGCGGGCTTCAAGCATCGCCGACATCAGGCGTGGCCTCCGGAAAAGGGTAAAACAGGCGCCCGATAAATCCGCAAAATGCGGATTTATTTCGTTGACGCCGCCGATGAAATTCCGCAAAATGCGGATGTAGCCGAGGGAATTGACCCCGGCGGATCGAGGAGAAACCCGATGAGCGACCCATCCCCAGGGCAGATCGACCTGCAAGCGATCCTGGCCAAGATCAGGCGAGACACGCAGGAAAGCGACAAGTTCATCGCCGAACAACGCAAGCTGATAGCCGAGGCGGCAAAGCTGGAACGCGACCGCGCGTTTTTGCCATGGAGCGTGGCGGCCACGTTGCTCGGCGCCGGAGCGGCGCTGTTTGCCGCTGGCGCCGGATTTATCAAGCTGATCGGCGGATGACGCCCACCGAACGCCGCGCCGCCCTGCAAGCCATCGGCTGGACCCAACGCGGTCTGGCCGATCGCATTGGCTGGGACGAGGGGACTGTCCGTCGCTGGATGCGGGACGGCGGCGAGGCACCCGCCGATGTGGATGCGTGGCTGGCGCGTCTCGCGGCGTTCCATCAGGCTCACCCGCCGCCAGGCCGCAACCGGCTGGCCGAACGGGCAGGCTGACTTACGGCCCGCTTGTCGAAGGCGGCGCCGGTGATTGCGAAACCTGCGGCGAGCGCGACAGTTCGGCGTCGAACAGGTTCAGCGGGTTCGGGTCCGGCATGAACGCATCCGGCGGCATCAGCACCAGATCGGCATGCGTGCCGGACATATCCTTGCGATAGGTCACCGAACCGATGATCCAGACCGCCCCCGATATGTCCGCCTTCGGCGCATCGACCGTGGCGAGCCAGTTCGGCGTCCACAGCGCGCCCTTGCTGTCGCGCCAGGAATCGCAGGTGATCGAAGTCCCTTGGCCGCGGCCGTAACGGCGGGCGAACTCCCAGTTGGCCCGCTGCGTGGCAATCCAGTCGTTGCCCACCGGCGGCCCTCCCTCGGGCGCCGGCGCCACCTGCTCGGAGACAATGACCTTCTGACGGTATTCGCCCAAAGTCGTGTCCAGTCGGACCGCGCGGCGATTCGCCAGGTCGCTCAGGTCGGCAAGCTGATCGATGCCGTACCATACGACCAGATATTCCGAATATCGCTGATCGACCGACTGCTCCGCGCTGATCGCCTCGATGTTGCCCGGCAGCGAAAATCCCGATGCGTGTTTCCGCGTGCCGACGCGATCCAGCACCAGGGCGCCGGTTTCGTCCTCATAGACCAGAAATCCGGCGTACCGGGCACAGCTCTCGATGACCTGGTAGGGCGTTTCGCCGAGCGGGACCTGATAACCCCGGATCGGAATCCCCAGATCGGCGACCGCCGATTTCACCGTGATCCCGTACGCCTTGCAAAGCTTCTGCGCCACGTCTTGCACGTTCGGGCTGTTGAACATGCCCCCGCGAAGACTTGGATCGTTCACCAGATCGGCCGAGCAATCCACCAGGTTGCGGGTGATGCCGCGCCCGCTGATGGTGACCAGATGGTTGTGCGCGTCGATCAGAATCGACCGCCGATCGATCCAGCCGGTGATGACCAGATCGGCGCCGATATGGATCAGGCAGGGTTGCCCCGGCCGCGTGCCGGCCAGCCCGTCGCCCTGCAAAAACTCGGCGCTGGCGCTGACCGACCAACTGTTCGGCATCGACTCGCAGGACTTGCTGATGCTGACCGTCTGCCAGCCCCGGAACTGGTTTTTGCCGACCAGAATTGTCACCTCATCAGGCCCGGACGCGAGAAACGGCATCGTCACCTGGCCTCGCCGCCCGTTGCGGTTGACCCGGCAACAGGGTTCACCGCCGGCGCCATGCCCGACGCCAGCGCCTGGAAACTGATCGGACAGAACGCAGGATGGATCGCCCCGGCCGCGGCGGCGATTTCATCCGACCGGCTCGCATCGCAATACAGAAACTGCGCAACCGCCAGCGACGGCAACGGCGCCCGCAGACTCACCGTCACGACGCTCGGCAGACTGGCCCCGCGCACCGTCAGGTCCTGCACCACAGCCGCCCGCAGCGCCTTCAGTGCCGTGTAGGTCGCGTCCTCGCCAGCGTCGCCGGCAGCGGTGATCTCGGTATCCAGCGCCGCCGCGAGCGACAGGCGCAGCGCGGCCGCATCGTTGTAGCTCACCGGCTGATAGGACGCCGAGGCCCGCGCCAGGCTGACCAGTGCCGCCCGCCGGCAGGCAGCCGCCATCGCATCGCGCATCGCCGCCATCGCCGCGCCGACACCGACAGACCCGCCAGCGCCGTCCGCGAAGCTGAAACCGGCGAGGCCGAGCAGCACGCGCACCTGGTCGGCGGGATCTGTGATGCCGGCGCGCATCGCCTCCAGCAGCGCCGCCAGGGCGCCCAGCATATCCGTGCTGGCGGAATACGTCCCCGCGGCCGTCGCGGCAGCAGAAGCCGCCAGCGCCAGCGCCGCGCGCTGATTGGCAATCTGGCCCTGCAAACTGGCGACGGTCGTGCCGATCGGCAGGCTCACCGAGGCCGAACCCGCCCCGTACCGCCCGTACGTCGTGCTCGAGTCAGGCGGCGGCAGCGCCGCCGCCATGCCGACGATCGCCGTCGGATCGGCCCCGCCCAGCGTGACCGCGCCCGCGAAGCTGGCCACCACGGCCCGACCCTCACCCGTCACCGCCGGGCCGATCGCCGCGGCCGGGATCGCTACCCTGCCGAGGTCCGTTCCTGCCGCCGTCACCGCCGCGTCGGCCACCGACAGCACCGCGACCGCGGTGGCGATGACCGCCATCGGAAAGATGCTTCCGCCTTGTTCGATGAACTCGAACGAGACCTCGATCACCCGCAGCTTGTCGCGGTGCACCGCGGTCCCGGCCGACAGCACCGCGACCTTCACCGCGCCGATCGTCGGATGGATCAGCAGGCCGGGCCCTTCCGTCTCGATCGCATTGTCGAGCAGAAGCTGCATCACCGGCGCCAGGTCGCCGATCAGGTAACCCGAGAACGAATAGGTCCGCAGCGCGCGGCCCATATCCTCGGCCCAGCCGCCGTCCTTGAACGGGTATTCGTGCATCGCCAGCCGCCGGCCCTTCCGGACCCGGGCGGCGATCACCTTGAACGGCACGCCGCGAAACGAGGCGGTTTGCAGCAGGCCCATGAAGCCGGCGAGGCTGGTCGGCGGGGCGAACCCGGTGACGTTGGTAAAGCCGCTCATCGCGCCATCGGCATGCTGGTTTCGATGCGCGGCGGCGTCGCGCTGGTCGCCCCAGAGGCGGTGACTTGTGCCGTCGTGCCGGGAGGCGCACCGCGCAGCGTCACGTCAACCTGGACATGGCCCGTCGGCCCCGCCGCCCCCGCCACATCGCGATAACCGAGTCCCATCCTGACCCCGCTTGCGATATCGGTGTCGGAGACCGGGCCGCTTTCGTGTGGCGCAGCGGCGCGGAAGTAGGCAGCAGCGGTGGCGGGATCCCGGATGTTGATCGGATCATTCACGCCGACACCGATCGACCGCGCGACATCGCGCTCATAGCTGGATTGGTCAAACATCGGGTCGCTCACCCATCGCTTGACCAAGTCGTGCACCGTTTTCAGGCCGCTGCCCTGGTAGAGCGCGAGTTGCCGCAACTCGGCGGCGATACCTGCCGCCATGCTGGAAAAGACGCCGAACCTATGGTCGCCGCCTTCCTCCCGGCCGAGCACGGAAGGCTGGTTTGGCAGGTAGCCGAGGTTGAGCGGATTGAAGTTGCGTATCCCGCGCGCAGCGCCGGCCGGCCCGCGGCTCGGGACCGTATCGCTGCCCGCACCGCCGCCGCGCCACCATGATCCAGGGTTCCACCATTGAAACGGGTTTGGGTTCTCGCCGTTCGGATGTAAAAACGCCTGCGATCGTGGCGAGTTGACGTAGTTGCCCTGCTCTTCGTCGGGTATTCCGCGCCAGAACGGAGACCCGACCGGATAGCTGGCAGGGTCTCCTCCACCGCCCTTCTCGGTAAAGGTCTCGATCTTGTAGATCGTTTCGGCGATGCCGGCGAGCGCCAGGGTCAGTGGATTCAGGCCGGCAATCATCCGGAGTGCCCACCCGCCCAGTTCGATCGCCCCGATCGCCCCGATCGCAGTGCCGATCTTGCCGATATTGTCCGACAGGTCCTTGTCGGTCTCAATCCAGTGCGACGCTTTATCGAGCCACTTTGTAATCGGACCGGACATATTATCGATCAGCTTGTTCCCGACGCCCTCGATCGCCAAGCCAAGTTCGGTCCAGGATGACTTCATCGTCTTGGCGTGTTCCGCCATGTCCTCGGTCATCACGGCGCCGGTCCGCTGCATCCGTTGCAGCTCCTTTTCCAGCCCCGCCCTCGCCAGCGGCAGCAAGTCCGGCGAAACACCCAGCATTTCGAGGAAATGCTTTTGCGCGTCCGGGTCCTTGTAGGTCAAAGCCGCGCGCAAAACCTCGCCGATCGCATCCCCGCTCTTCCGCGCGAGGCCGCCGGCGCCGTGAAACGCGATCTTGAATTGATTCAGCAAGGCGACGACCGGCGCGCTCGCCTTGCCCCAGTGCGCGTCGTTGAGCGTCTTGTCGAGGCCCGTCAGACTGCTGTCCATCGCGTCGGCGGAACTGCCCGCAAGCTCCGCCGCGCCGCGCAGCGCGCTCAGTTTCGCGACCGGCATGCTCAGCAGATAGGCCGTCTTGCTGATCTGGTTGCCCGCATCCGCCCAGCGGCGGCTCATCTCCGCGATCCCTGCGAGGCTCGCCGCGCCGGTGATCCCGGCCATCGGCGCGGCCATGCGCTCGATCGCCCGCGCGGCACCCAGCGCCCGGTCGCCCAGCGCCTGCATCCCCTCGGCGGCGCGGTTGATGCCGGTGACCTCGCCGAACTTCGCCAGGCTCTTGTTGAACCGCTCCGCCGGGGCCGACATCGCCGCGATGCGCTTGTTGATCGCATCGAGGCCCTTGCTCGCGTCGTCCTGAATGCCGACGCTGATCGCGAAACCGGCCGACTTACCTGCCATTGAAGCGGTCAACTTTCATGATCGCGGTCCACCCAACCGGACGAAACCAAATCCAGCACGGTGCATAATCGTCTTGACAATCCCGCACTGTGCAGGTAATCTCTCCCCATCGGGAACGGCCTTCCCGACGGAGAAACCCATGAGCGACGACGACACGACACGCATACTTGCCGCCATTGAACGGCTGGAATCCAAGCTGGACACGGCGCGCGGCGACATCATGGCTCGCATCGATCGGCTACAGCACACGGTTGACCAGACCCGCGACGACATCATCGTGAACTTCGCCACCACTGACCGGGTCGAACGCACCGCCCGCGGCGCGGTCGATGACGTGCTGACCACCACCGAAATCATGCGCGTCATGCAGCCCCAGATCATGCGGTTGCAGAGCGACGTCGAACAACTGAAAGATGCGTCATGACCGGCGACTTCCGCGCCGCCCTCAAATCCCTCGGCCTGACCGGCCGGGGGTTTGCCCTGCTGACCGGGGTGCACGAGGAAACAGTGTCGGGCTGGGGCCGAACCAGATCAGGGCGCGGCGTCCAGGAGGTGCCGCTTTGGGCGTGGCTGCTGCTCGATGCCTGGACGGCGCACCCTGAAACGCTGGATGCAGCGCGCGCCAGCGAGACAAGGGCGCAAACATCCCGCGCGGCACAGGATTGTCACTCCCGCCCCCGTTCTGACCAACCGGCCCAGGAGACCCCATGAGTGACTATGAA